CATGGCCGTGAGCGTGCCTGTGAGCTGGTTGAAAGCACCCGAGATCGACTCGAGGACCCCACCGCCGATGTTGATGCCGTTCTTGAGGAAGTTCCGGATGATGAGGACAAGCCCACCCAGAAGTCCTGTGTTGATCGCATCAAGGAAGCCACTGAAGTCCGCGTTTGCCATTCCTTCCGAAAGGGCATTGATCGCGTTGATGATCTCCTCTGACAGCTGACCCGTGAGTGGCTGGATCGCCTGCCACACTCGCTCCATGACGGCAGCAAGATGTGACCAAACCTCGGAGATGACTTTCCCGAGAATTCCGAACGGCTCCAGTCTGGACTGAATTCTGTCGAACCCGCTCGTGTCCAGATTGCTGAACAAGTCGCCCATGATCTCGGCGAATCGCTGGAACAGACGGATCGGCACGACCAGAATCCGACCGAGTCCCTCGAAGAACTTCTTCAGGCCCTCACCGTTGACAAGCGCGTCGTGAAGGCTGACCAGGAAGTCGCCCAGGCTTGCCGTGACATTGAGGAAGCTTCCCTCGCCACCTCGAGCTGCATTGAACAGCCCGACAAACATGCTGAGGACCTGCTTGATGATCTCGAAACCGATTCCGAAGATCGCAAACACTCCAGCGAAAGTCCTCCGGAGCTTATCTGCGGTATCGGTTCCGATTTTCAGACCCTCGGTGAAGTCTCGGATTGCCACCGACAAGTTGTAGAGATCCTGTCCGGTCTTGGCTGGGAAAATATCCCGGAAGGCATCCTTGATCGGCTTGATGAACGCCAAGAGCGCCTTGAAGGCATTTCCGATGGCCTCGATGATGACCGTGCGGCCACCCAGAGCCTTCCAATCACCCAAGACCTTGTTCCGGGCGTTGGCGTTAGCCTGGATGAAGCCACCGAGAACGTTGCTCGCATTGGTGAAGAGAGTGCGAGCTTCCTCGAAGTCACCGAAGATCAAGGACCAGGTCTTGGCCCAACCAGAACCTGCAGCTTCCTGAAGAGTGCTGATCAGCTGACTGAACGTCTTGACCTTGGTAGCAGCGTCCTGAGCCGTCTTCGCCATCTTGAGGATGCCGGCGATTTGCTGCTCGTTGTAGCCCATCGTCTTCAGCTGTTGGGCGTTGAGATCACCTGTGAACTTCTCAAGCGTCTCAGTCAGAATGTCGGAAGTCAGCCAGCCCTTCTGTAGGGAGTTCCGGAAGCTTCCTTCATCCTTGATGATCTTGTCGACAGCCACGCCGTGAACTCGAGCGGTCTCCAGAAGAGAATCCTGAAAGACCTTACCACCCATTCCGGCATTGACGACCGAGTTCCAGTCCTCGAGAGAAACCTTCCCAGCCGCTAGCGACTGAGAGAGCTGGTACATGGCCGTAGAGGCCTGCTGCGCATTGGAACCGGAGATCGCGGCGAGGTTGGCGATGCCCTTGATGGCTTGCGTCGACTTGTCCAGGGACACGCCAGCAGCCGTGAAGGTGCCGATGTTCCGAGCCATCTCCGAGAAGTTGTAGATCGTCTTGTCGGAGTAGTCGTTCAGCTTCTGGAGCGCAGCGTTGACCTGCTGGAGGTTTGTTCCCTCGTGCGCCGTGTTGGCCAAGATCGTCTGAATCGAGTTCAGCTGGGTCTCGTATTCCTGAAGACCCTGCTTGATCGGAGAGATCGTGAGCGACTTGACCATCTGAGCACCGGCTATGGTTGCTCGAGATGCGATCGTTCCGAGAGCTGCGATGGCCGCAACCGACATGGTCGAGAATCGACCAGCGATCCTGTCAACGCTCTGACCAATATGATCCAGCTGAACCCTCTTGGCAGCTGCATTGACGTCGTTCAGGCCCTTGGTGCCCTGAGCCAGCTTGAGCTTCTGATCGAGAGCCTCGAGAGAGGACAGAGTCTTTCGAATCGCGGCTTCGAACTGGGCGTTGTCGAACTTGATCTGTGTTACTCGAGTTTCGATAGTACTCATCTGGCTGAGGTCACCGCCTTCCAAACTCTCTCTTCGATCTGGTCGAACACCGGCCGGATGGCGGGATTGATGTAGTCACGTCCTGCGACGTATCCTCCGGTTCCTGTGGCATAGCCGAACTGCAGCATGATTGCCACTGGAAATCCGTTTTCCACGTCAGTATTGAGCCAGGCGAGCGTGCAGGAGACTCGGCTCCCGGTCACCTCGTAGGTCCAGGAGTTTGCTGCGAGTCCGGAATCGGTTGGTGTAGCACTTGCCAAAGCTGTCACACCAAGCTGTCCGGACTCCTCGAGTATCCTTCGGAGATCCAGTCTCTCCAGCGCTCGTAAATATGACTCAGTTCCTCGAAAGGACCCCAACGAGCGGAGGGAGATCACGGAAATCCTCTCGAGTTACGAACGGAGGAAGACGGGCGTACCGGCCGGGGTTCCCGGGGGGACATCCTCGAGGTCGTCCACCGAGATTGCTCCCGAAACGCCCGCGGCGCCGGTCGCACCCTTGGCCACGCCGGCGTCGATCGTGGTGGCGTCGTTCCTGGTCAGGATCAGGCGGCCGGAGCCGTTGATCGTGGCCCCAACGATGATTGCGTCCTCGATCTCGAGGGTTCGCTCCGCGGTCAGCGCGGTGACTGTCGCCATGACAGGCTCCTTTCAGCCTGAGGTGGCCGTGAACGAGCCATCCTCGTGATCTGTGACGTGCGTGGAGTTGAGCTGGTAGTGGTCTGCGTCGAGCAGACTCACCACGGAGTCGGGTCCGGATATCCGAAAAAGACCAGATCCGAGATCGGTGATCGTCATTCCCCCGGACGCAGCGCCGTCAGCCTGGGCTCGAGGAAATAACAACTCAATGTTGGTGATTCCCATCGACCCTCCTAGGCCGAAGTAGCCGTGTAGGAGCCGTCGCCGTTGTCGGTAACGAACGAGGAGTTGAGCTGGAAATGGTTTGCGTCGGTCATGTGAACCATCGAATCCGGACCACTGATCTTGTACAAACCGCTCCCAAGGTCCTCGACAGTGAACGGAAGTGGAGGACCATCGGGGTCGTCGACAACACCTGTCGTAGCCGTCCATGTCCCATCGAGGTGATCGATCACGTACGTGCTGCTGAGCTGGAAATGATTCGGATCGACCAGCTTGACCGCTTCATCCGAGCCGCTGATGGAGAACAGGCCATCACCGAGATCTGTGACCACGAAGGGCGCATCCGGTTCCGCCTCAGAAACGATCGACAGTAATTCGATCGGCGGAGGAAGTCTCGGAGTGCTTGAGACTGTTCCGTAGAGAAGAGCTTCGATGGCCTCGAGAACGGCAGGTCGAACCTCCCGAGAGTCCACGATGAAGTGTGCTGTCGGCTTGAAGCCTTCGACTCGAGTTGGCGTCGTGGTCAGAGACCAACTGAACGTAGTCGCCTCTGGCGTGTCTCGAAGCGTCTGATTCGATCTCTCTGTCGGAGAAGCGAGCACATTGTAGATCAGGTGGATCTTGTAACCCAGATCCTGATCGAGATCGCTTCCCACTCGAGTCCGATAGCTCAACCCGAAAGCTTCCCGGCGTTGATGCGCAGCGAACAAACCCGTGCGAACCTCGAGGGTGCCATCACAACGAGCGAATTCTCGAGGATATGTGTACGCCTCGAGGGTGGCCACAAATTCCTCGTTCGACGCACGGTTCTGGAACTTGATCCCGTCCATGTAGAACGGTCTTGCTTCGCCGCCTGTGGGGGACTCGGTGACTGAGATCAGCCCGGACCACGCGACACCGTCGCCGACGTTTGGATAGAAGACTCCACGGTCGACGCCAGCCTCGTAGTAGCGTTCTCCTATGGCTGCCCATCTCAGTGCTGGCATCCCAAGCCCTCCTTTCGCTTATCCTCGAGTGTTCAGCTTCTGAAGACGCTGCTCGTTCAAGAGACGACGTTCTCGAGCGATCTCGGACCGACTTCTCTTCTTCGGTGGGGAGTTCTTTTCGTTACAAACCCGAATGAGCGTTAGTAAACGATTAAGATGCCAGTGTTGACACTCAAACGGGATGTTGAGCGAGATCATCCAGTAATAGATGAGCTCGGATGTGATCGTTTCTCTTGATCTCTTCGTTTCTTTTTCTTCTTTGAACCACGCTGCAGATCTTTTAGCAGCGATGTAGTCGTTAATTTCGGTAAGGTTGTCCTGGGAGAGTTTCAGGAAAATTTCCCCCGGGACTTTTTCGTCTAAGCACATCGCTTGGATGTACCAGAGAGTCTCTTCTGTCGTTTTCTCAACCGGACTGAGAAATGGCTTTTCGAATTCTGACTCCCATTTTGACAGTGAGACCAGAGAGTGCTCGAGCTGGAGTGTGACGGACTCGGTTGCAACGAATTCATGCTTTTCGTTGTCGAATCCTTCCTCCAAAGTGACCAAAATCGTGAGCACTCTCCGGCCTCCTGCCTGTCAGAACTGGATCAGTAGTCGAACGTCCAGTCGTCGTCGCCGGTGATCATGTAGCCCGCGGCCGCGTGGGCCGTGACGACCGAGGTCTGACCCGTGGACATCGCTGGCTGGGCGCCCGGCGTCTTCGTGACGCCGTTGATCTTCCAGGTGATGCCGGTAACGGTCGGGAGCGTGACGACGTGGGTGCCGCTGTTGTAGGACGGGGCGTTCGCACCGACCAGACGGGCGACCGTGGTGGTGCCCGCGAACAGCGCGACGACGTCGGCCGGCATGGGGAGCGCCGGGTCGACACCCTCCGTGCCGTACAGGATGTCCAGCAGGTCGGCCAGGGCGTCGGCATCGACCTTGGTCGAGTCGATGCACATGTACGACGTCGGCTTGTAGGCCACGCTGGCGATGGTGCCGACCTCGACCGGGGTCGTGGTGAGCTCCCAGCTGAAGTTGATCGCCTCCGGCGAGTCGTTGATCGTGCCGTAGGCCTTCTCCGACGGCGCGGCCAGGGCGTTGTAGATCAGGTGGATCTTGTAGCCGTGGTCGGTGCCGTCGATGTCGTTGCCGACACGCGTGCGGTACGACATGCCGAACGTCGAACGACGCTGCTGGCCGATGTAGACGCCCGCCTCGGGCTCGGCCGTGCCGTCGCAGACGCCGAACTCCTTCGGGTAGGTGAAGGCCTCGACGGTCGCGCCGAACTCCTCGTAGGAGGTCAGGTTGAGGTACTTGATGTTGTCGGCGTACTGCGGGGTGGGCTCGGCACCCGACGGCGACTCGGTGACGGTCGTCAGACCGTTCCACGCGAAGCCGCTGTCGTACACGCCCGAACCGTTGGGCAGGTAGAGGACCCCGTGGTCGACGCCGGTCTCGTAGACCTTCTCGCCGACCTGGTCCCAAGCCAGTGTGGTCACGCTTCTTCTCCCTCAGAAGTACAGGCTGAAAACATCATGGTTCAAGTTCTCAGCCACGAAGAATTGGATGTGGGTGCAGAGCGGCAGATCTGCGACTCTGTCAGGAATCTCGCTGTCCGGACTCCTGTCGATCACGGTTACTTGGTACCGAGCCTTCCGGCTGTACGGTCCGTTGTCGGCGAACTTCGTATCCGCTGTGTCTCGCTGGTACACGATACAGGGATACGACATCTTTACCGACGCTGGAGGCTGGAAATATACATTTGAGGTCTCGATAAGCCCCTCAAGGACCGATTGGAGCTGGAGTCGGCCCATTGTATACACCTCCCAACCTCAAGATCAGGCGGGGGCTCTGCACTTCGACTGTGTTAACAGTCCACAGAGCCCCCGCCCACGCAACGTAGCGCACGGCAAAGATGTGTTCGTTGGCGAATGGGTCCGCCACAACGCTGATCGAGTTGGTGACGACAATATCATCGTTCACACTGTCGTCGCCCTGCTCGAGTCGCCTGGAGGCGAGAATAACGGTGCCGTAGTACTTCTTCTCTACGACGACGTCTTCCCACACTCCAGGCGACTGCTCGAGCGTTGTCGCAAACCCAATGACACCGGAGAACCTATTCGATGCCATGGGCTACCTCGGTCAGGCCGACGGACGCGTGAACGTCCACTCGTCGGACGCGTTGTCCGAGAAGTAGTAGCCGGACGCCGGGACCGCCAGCACGTTGAGGCTGGCACCGACCGCGAGGGCCGTCTGCGCACCCGCCGTGAGCGTGGCGTTGGTGTCCTTGTTCTTGTAGACGACACCGGTCTTGGTCGGGATCGTGACGACGCCAGTGGCCTCCACGAAGGAGGGCGTCGTCGGGACGACGAGGACGTTGGTCGAGGCCGTCTTCTTGATGACCAGGGCCGACTTGATCTTGGTGAGCGCGCCGGAGATGCGCGTCTCGATCAGGTACTTGTACTGGTTGTAGTCGATGTCGAAGTCGTCGAACAGGTTGACCTCGCCACCCTTGTCCGCGCCGACGTTGTAGTCCGCCAGGTTGACGATGATGCCGACGACGTCCGCGTAGGCCGTGTCCTCCATGACCTCGACGGTCACGATGTCCTTGACGCGGAGCTCGGAGGCGACCTCCTGGACGCTCCGGAAGAGACGGCGGTTCGAGTTCGCCTCGTCACGGATGAGCAGGAGCTCCGTCAGGACCGCCTCGGTCGTGTAGAACGTCGGCGAGCCGGTGCCCTTGTAGTACTTGCGGGCGCGCAGGATCGAGTCGATCAGCTCGAGGTAGCTGGAGTTCGAGTCGTCGAGGTTGACGTTGACCGTGGTCGCGAACAGCTCGTGCTCGTTCAGGATCGACCGGATGCCGGTGCCGTCCGCGACGGCCGCCGGGTCCTTGATCTTGTCGTCGTCGTCCACGGCCCGGCCGTCACCGACCAGGATGGCGCGCGCGATCTCCTCGAGGAGCATCATGCGCATCTCGGCCTTCATCCAGGCCACGACGTCGAGGTCGGTGATGTCGATGATGTCGTCACGG